CCCGGATACACAAAGAGCAGATGCAGCGGCAGCGGCTAAGGCGGCAGCCGAAGCGGCTAAACGTGAAAAAGAGCGCCTAGCTTTACTAAAAAAGCAAGCACTTTTAGAGAAAAATAAACTTTCGTTATCAAAGGCTGCGGCGGTGTTTGACACTAACCGCATCTCGATCGCTGCGGCTCTACGCGCTACCTATGACAAAGAGACGATCCTACGCCTTGAGGCTTTACAGGCCATCGAGGAGGATAACGGCGAGTTAGCCCTTAAGAAAATAAACGATCTCGCAGCCCTGCAAAAGAATACAGACATGGCCAAGTTAGCCGGTATTGCTCAGGTCAGCGAGGCAACTCTTTCAGCTCTTAACACTCAGTTACTTACAGAGTTAGCGGCTATTGATAAATCTAAGATGGCCGAAAAGGATAAAGAGGCCGCCCGGGATATTGCGTTTGGTAAATATAATGCAGCTATCACCGCAGCCGGTGACTTAGCCGCTAAGGAAAGTTATAGCGAGCGCGTACAGATCCAACTAACCGAAATCGCTAAACTCGCATCTCTAAGCAAAACTACTAATGCAGGTTTAACGCTTACAAAGCTCCGCGAGTCTGAGGAGTTAAGCATGATCGACCGCGTGGCAGCGGCGCAAAAAAAGGCCGACGAGGCGCGGCTCAAAGCACTACAAGATTACATAGCACTACTCGGCAAAGTCGGTACAGGCGGCAACACCGCAGGGCTTACCTCTAGCGGCGTGGGCTCACTTATCCCGGCTACTACGGTCGTCGATACCGTGGGCAAAATGGCGGAAGCTACTAAGGGACTTAAAAAAGATGTAAATATTTTTGATCTATTCCCTACTCTGACCGATACACAAAAGAGCGATTTAGGCGGATATAGCCCTACGATGAATTACGGCGGCGGATATCCGGCTACTTATAATATTAAAATCGAGGCAGGTCTAGGAGATCCCGAGGCTATCGCTCGTGCGGTTGAGGATGTACTCAATCAATCAAGCTACCGAGGTACCTCAGTTAATCGAGGCTCCGGAGATTACTTAGTAGCATGAGTACATGGTTACCCGAGTGGCGTATAACGGTCGGTACTACCGTCTATACAAACGTCCTAAGCGTGACTATGGCAACGGGTCGCGATGATATCGATTTACAATGCAACGCCGGCTACGCTCGTATGGAGATCGTAAACGTCGATAACACGGCTTTTGATATTGACGTAACCGATGTATTAACCCTAGAGCTAAAGAATAGCTCCGGTACATACGTACCCGTTTTTGGTGGCGCGGTGTCAGATTTTGGCATCTCGGTACGATCTCCGGAGGAGGTCGGCTTTATAACAATCGGTAGCATTTTAGCCGTCGGATCTTTAGCAAAATTGACTAAAGCCCTTTTCCCGGATGCCTTAGCAAAAACCGAGGACGGCACTCAGATCTACGACATACTTAATGAGCTACTTATTAACTCATGGTTTGAGGTAGCACCGGCTTTACAATGGGCAAACTATGACCCTACGACTACGTGGGCTAATGCAGAAAACGTAGGACTCGGCGAGATCGATCAACCTGGTCTATACGAGATGATTAGTAGAGCAGCAGATCCGGCTAACAGTTATAACCTTTGCGCTCAAATTGCACAAAGCGCACTCGGACAAATTTACGAGGATAAAGCCGGGCGCGTATGTTACGCCGATGCCGATCACCGTACGGCTTACCTCACGGCTAACGGGTATACGGCTTTATCGGCTAACTACGCTACTCCATCTAGCGTTAAATCGATCCTACAAATAGGCAAGATCCGTAACTCCCTCGTATTTAACTATGGCAACAATTACAATAATCAGGCTACGGCCCTCGATGCCGACTCCATCGCTAACTATGGCCGCTATCAGCGAGCGGTAAATAGCAACCTGCATAACCTTAGCGACGTAAACGATGTAATGGATCGCGAGCTAGGGCTACGTGCTATCCCTCGAGAGCAGCTACAGGCGATTACCTTTAGACTAGATAGCGGCGACCTACCCGATGCAGAGCGTAATAAGCTTATCGATGTATTTTTTGGCGAGCCTATTGTTATTAACGATCTACCGATCAATATGTTTAACGGATCGTTTAACGGCTTTTTAGAGGGCTTTGCTATCCGGGCTACGCCTCAATTCGTGGACATAACGCTCACGCTAAGCCCTACAGATTTCTCATTAGTGGCGCCACAATGGGACACGGTTAGCCCGGCTAACCTAGTTTGGACGGGTGTAAACGCTACACTCATCTGGGAAAATGCTTTTGGAGGTTTGACATAATGGCAACAGTAACGCCTAATTTTAATTGGCCGGTACCTACATCGACCGACCTCGTGAAAGATGGAGCTACGGCTATTGAGGCCTTAGGCGACTCCATTGATGCGAGTTTGCTAGATCTTAAAGGCGGCACTACGGGACAGGTATTAAGCAAAACATCCGGTACGGACATGGATTTTACGTGGGTAACGTCGGATGATGCTAACGCTATCCAAAATACTATCGTCGATGCTAAAGGCGATTTAATTGCAGCTACGGCGGCAGATACTCCGGCACGTTTGGCGGTTGGTACTAATGGGCAAGTATTAACGGCAGACTCAACGGCAGCTACTGGTCTTAAATGGGCAAGTGCAAGCAGCGGATTAAACTTTATTAGCTCAACAACCATAGGCAACGCGGTCTCATCTGTTTCTCTTAACAATGTTTTTAGTGCAACGTATAGAAATTACAGAGTCATAATTAACTGGTTGGAAGCTACGGCAGGATCACCAAATGTAAACCTTAGATTGAGAGTTGGTGGCACAGATAACACAGGTGCAACTGCGTATCAACCACGCGGTTGGTCTAATGTTTCTGGCACTTTAGCTGGTTTTGGATCAGCAGGTAGCTCACTCTTTGTTGCTAAACTTACGGGAGCAAATCCAATTACAATAATGGATATCACTTTGCCATTTGTTGCGCTACAAACAAATTTCGTAGTTAATGCTTTTGAGGGCTTTAATAACGATGCGTGGGGTTTCCAAGCAACTCACACCGCAGCAACATCTTATGACGGCTTTACAGTATTCCCGGCAAGTAGCACTTTTACAGGTGGCACTATCGACGTTTACGGATACGGAGTTTGATAATGAAAATACAAATTGATACAGAAATTACAAATGCAACGGCAGCTCAAATAACAGATATTACGAATGCTCAAAATGAGTCGATCGATGTATATTTGTTATCTCAAAAAGAGCGCGATAATCGTAAAAGCGCATACGATAAGTTTTTAGAGCTTGGCTTAACCGAGGAGGCAGCTTTAACTATTTCAGGTTGGGTCGAAAATCCTACGCCGCCTCGTGAGGTTTAATGCTTACAAGCTATAACGGTTATCCGGCATCTAAAGATCCGGACGAGATAAAAATAAAGTCCTACCCGGTAAAGGGTACGGATCGTAAGCTAAGGTGCGCCGAAAGTGTTGGGCCTCTTTTGGCCGCCTTTGCTTCCGAGTTTCACGAGCTAATCGAGCCGATCGATGAGGGTACGTTTGACGATTGGGGCTACGCTTTTCGTATGGTCCGCGGATCTACCGATCGCTTATCGTGTCACTCAAGCGGCACCGCAATAGATCTCAATGCTACAAAGCATCCACTAGGTAAGGCCGGCACTTTCCCGGCTGAAAAGATCCCAATGCTTAGAGCTCTAGCTAAAAAATACGGCCTTAAGTGGGGCGGCGATTTTAAGAGCCGTCCGGATGATATGCATTTTGAGGTAGAGGTGTCAGCTAGCAAGGCTAAAGCATTAATCGCTAGTTTAGGTTTAGAGTAATACAAACCCTAAAGGGCGTTTAGGAGCAAGTAATGAAAGAGCAAGCAATAGCCGCAGCTAAGTCCTACGGCCGTGCATCCTTGGCAAGTGTTGCCGCGCTTTATATGTCAGGTATCACCGATTACAAAGTATTGGCTAACGCGTTTATCGCAGGGCTAATCGGGCCACTACTCAAGGCGCTACAACCTAGCGAGAAGCAACTAGGCGTAGGGTCTAAGTAATGGAAAGAGCTCAGCTCGTAGTTGGTATAGCACTCGGGAGCTTTACTATTTTGGGGCTAGGAGCTGGGCTCGTCCGTCATATGGTTAAGTATTATCTAGCAGAGTTAAAGCCTGACGGTAACGGCGGCCATAACCTAGCCGGGCGCGTTGAGCGTATCGAGCAACGTGTAGACAAGATTTACGAGATCCTGCTCGAGGACCGCTTAGCCAAGTAGCGACACGCCAAACGTCTATACGCTTTGTATTCTGACATTTTGCCCTCATACTGATACTACAAACGCTGAGAGGGCTACTCGGTAGCTTGATCGGCCTTAACAAAGGGCTAAGTATATGAATAGTGCAGATATATTAATCGCGGCTTTTGCGGCTTTTATAGGTTTTATGTTTATGGTAATTGGTTACTCAATAGGCTTTAAGCACGGTCACGGCGAGGGCTTTGTACGTGGTCGCGCTATCGCTAGAGCTCTTAAAGAGAGCGAGTTAATCTAAATGGGTTTTCTAGATAACTACGAGGACGTAAACGCTCGTATTAAGCGCTTTAGATCAGAATTTCCTAGCGGTCGCTTAGTGGCCTACATCGAGGATATCGACATTATTAAAGGCACGATCCTCGTTAAAGCCGAGGCGTATCGCGAGTATGAGGACACGGTGCCAAGTGCCGTCGATTACGCTTTTGGTAACGTATCGACCTATCCAAACAATATGAAAAAATGGTTTATAGAGGACACAATTACCTCAGCTTATGGGCGCGTAATTGGCCTATTAACACCAAGCGAACACGCACGGCCTACGGCGCAGGATATGCAAAAGGTCGAGACACTCCCGGCAGACTCTGATCCGTGGAGTACAAAAGCCTCGATCGAGGATATGGCCACTATGGCAAGCTCAGTACTCGAGATCGCTAAAGAGTTAGGCGGTGAGTTAGTAGCCGAGGCTCCACGGTGCTCTCACGGCACGATGGTTTGGGCCGAGGGTACGGCTAAAGCAACGGGTAAACCGTGGGCCGCTTACAAGTGCACCGAGCGAGTTAGAGCTAATCAATGTAACCCGTATTGGCACGTACTCGGATCCGATGGAAAATGGAAGCCTCAAGTATGACAATTAACCCTAAAGATATTTATCGCTCACCGGATGGGCATACGTATAGCTTTGATGGTTACGGCGGTGCCGGTAATTGCTCAAAGTGCGATAACGATACGCATATTAACGATTACGTGCGCGAGGATGGTTTAGTCGTAGCATTTTGTAAACGATGCGAGGACGGTCTAAAACTATGAGCGAATTAACCTTTATAAAAGATGGCGTAGCAACGACCATCCACGATAACGGCGAGATCACGGTAGTAGCTGCTAAACAATGCGATGAATGTTTTAAGTGGCATACCGAGAGCGGCGGCTTTAGCGTACGAGACGTAAGCGGTGAGGTCGTATTATGGTTATGTACACAATGCCGGGCGTAGCTAAAGTAGTACTCGATAGAGCTCAAGAATTAGCAGCTCATCAAGCTGCACTCGATCGCGTACGTTACTTTAATTCGCAGATGGATGACCCTAGTCAGCATGGGCAGCGTTTCGTAAACCTGCACGAGTTCATATGGCAAAAGGCCGAGGGAGCAGGGGCTGAAATAGCCGTAGCTAACTATTTTGGTGATTACGGGTTTACGCCTAAGCCACCTGATAGCACCGAGGCCGATGTAGGTAACAATATTGAGGTGAAATGGACTAAACACGCTCAAGGCCATTTGATCGTACAAAATAAACAATATGCCCGTGAGGATATGGTCGCCATTATGGTTACAGGCTTTAGTCCTGTCTACCTTGTAATGGGATGGATGCCGCTGCATATGATTATGCAACCTAAATACAGGCATCCTAATCAGGGTAATTACTGGGTACCTAAATCGAGCTTATTTGAGATGCAATACCTAAAGAGGTCTAACTATGGCGACATATAAAACTAAGTGCCGTTTATGCGCTCGCATTACTGAACATATAGAGCGCGTAGTAACCGATAACCTGCCACCGTACGTTAAATCGCTGCAATGCGTTAAATGCGGTGTAATGGGCATAGTGCTAATGGAGGATGTAAATGACTAGCTATATGCCGCAAGCTTTGACGGACCAATGGGCTACGCCTCAAGCTTTATTCGATGAGTGGGATGCTAAATATAATTTCGATTTAGACCCTGCGGCCTCATCGAGTAATCATAAATGCGATTTATGGTACGGCCTCGATCATCCTGAGTCGGATAGACGAGACGGCCTAGCTGCTAAATGGCAAGCCTCGGCGGTTTGGTTAAATCCGCCTTATGGCCGTCCTATTGGCGATTGGGCTAAAAAAGCTTTCGAGTCTGAAATAGATACGGTTTTACTTTTGCCTGTTAGGACCGATACGCGATGGTTTCATACTTATTGTAAGCGTTATCCGATTACCTTTATACGTGGTCGAGTTAAGTTTGGCGATAGTAAAACAGGTGCTCCGTTTCCATCGATGATCGTCGAAATGGTGGGACGATAATGCCGACGTATGAGTATGAGTGCATAAGCTGCAATGTGCGCTATGAAACCGTGGAAAAGATGGCCGAGCACGTTACGCCGTATTGTTGTAATTTGATGATGAGGCAGGTTTATAGCGCTCCGGGCCTTGTGTTTAAGGGTACGGGATGGGGTAAAGATGCGTAAGAGTTATCCACAAGAGTTATACACAAGTGTTAATAGGTTGTGGGACACGCTCAAAGATACGCTCAAGATTGACACCTATTTGACTAGGCGAGTACGCTCCAGACTCGCAGGCGAGCCGCTACCGCGGATAGCTCGCAGGCGTAGTTTGGTGCTATTGGCCGGGCTATTGCTATTTAGCAATATGCCTACATCTCAAGCAATTAACACACAAAGAGATAAAGAAAACTACAAGCTATACGCTCATATAAAGCTACTTAATGCTAAGCAATATAGATGCTTAGAGCTATTGTGGAATAGAGAGTCTCGATGGGATCCACGTGCAGATAACCCTAAGTCCTCAGCGTTTGGTATACCTCAACTACTTAAGATGACAGAGCTAGATCCATTTAAGCAGATAGACCTAGGACTTAAGTACATAGCTCATAGACATAAGACACCGTGCCAAGCGTGGGCACACCATCGTAAGACCGGTCATTACTAAAGATGGTACAAGGCAGACACGACCCGAGAGTCAGTAACAAATACAAGAAGCAAAGGCTAGTAGTGCTAGCGCGTGACGGATATACGTGCGTGTATTGTGGCCAAGATGCTACGACCGTAGACCATATCGTAGCTATTAAAAATGGAGGAGATCCTATTAGCCTTGAGAATATGGTGGCCTGTTGTAAGCGCTGCAATAGCAGCAAGGGATCACGCTCACAAGGCGTTTTTTTAGCATCGAATTCTACCCCCCCTGCCTTTCCAAGCAATATCTCCCCGAGGACCACTAGTACGG